GTTCTGGAAGGAATGGGAAGTAAAATGCCACTCGTAAAACCCACCGTTGGGCAGTCTAACTGGGGAGATACCCTTAACACTGCTCTTGATTATTTGGATAAGAACACTGCTTTGGCTGTAGCCAATGTCACTGCCCCAGTTACAACTTCTCCGTTTACTGTTCCAGAGACTGGCGTATTCATTATCTTTAATTCCTCTTCGTCTATTTCCGTTACATTGCCTACTGCTTCGGCGTACCCCGGTCGCACTTTGAACTTTAAAACAATCAATACAGGTGCGGTCACCTCGGCTTCTTCCAACGTGGTGCCACTTGCAACTAGCACTGCCTCAGCAAATATCTTCTCGGCTAACACAGCAGGTAAATGGACAACCCTAGTTAGTAATGGAACTAACTGGGTGATTATGGCGCAAAACTAACATGCCTTTTCAATCAGAATCTCAGCGTAAATGGATGTACGCTAATCACCCCGAAATGGCAAAACGGTGGGAAGCAGAAACTCCTAAAGGCAAAAAGTTGCCTAAATATAAAGGTATAGAAAACAAAGCAGCTCATCGGGCTGACCAAGAACGTCGGCGCAGTAGTGCTGCAAGCCCGCACGACAGCCGTCCGCGCAGGGAACGAAGCAGAAATGACGAGTTACGAGCATCAGTTTCTCGGTCTCGGGAGGAAAACGAGTAATGGCTGAGTGGAAAAAGTTTGGTCCCTACAAAGGGTCTAAAGCAAATGGTGGTCGCCCCATCTACGTTTACAAAAAGAAAGTAAACGGTAAGTGGGTCACAACGTCACACAACAAGGCTCGTGTGGATTACGAGGACGCACACCACACGCATCTTAGCCGAGACACAGACGTTGACCACAAGGATAATGGTGGTCGTAAAGGTCACGATGGACTTAGCAACCTTCAAGCCATGTCTCATAGTAAGAATGTAGCTAAGGAAGATAAACGACGTGGAAAGGCGCATAGCAAATAATGTGTGGTGGAAATTGCACTTGCGGTAAAGGCAAGAAGTAGATGGCAAAGATTTTAGCTGGTGGTAAAAAGCACACCGTGACTAAGAAAGCTACAGACAAGGGTGTCGGCAAAAAAGGCGACATCATTGTTACTCAAAACAACAAGTCCGGTCAAAAAGAACAGATGAACTTGACGAAGTTGTCTGGGGCTAAGACCGTGAAGCAAGGTGTCAAAGACACCAAGAAGTTTCACAAGGAACATCCAAAGGTTAAGTAAATGGCTGAGAAAAAGAAGACCAAGTCCCGTGTAAATGAGGCAGGTAATTACACCAAGCCCGCTCTTCGAGAGCGCTTGTTCAAGCAGATTAAGGCGGGAACTAAGGGTGGTGACCCCGGAGAGTGGTCAGCCCGTAAAGCTCAGCTTCTGGCTTCGGAGTATAAGAAAGCTGGCGGTGGCTACAAATGATGGCTAAAGCTAAGTCTCAGAAGTCCCTAGATGACTGGACAAAACAAAACTGGAAGACATCTGACGGTAGCCCGTCTAAAGGAAAGAAGCGGTATCTTCCCGAGAAGGCTTGGTCGGCATTAACTCCGGCAGAGAAAGCCGCAACTAACCGCGCAAAAGCTAAGGGCGACGGAGGCAAAGCAGGAAAGCAAGTTGCCCCTCAACCAAAAAAGATTGCTGAAAAGACCGCCAAATACAGAAGGAGCAACTAATGGCTAGTGAAGCTTGGCAACGTAAAGAAGGTAAAAACGCTAAAGGAGGGCTAAACGAGAAAGGGCGCAAATCCTACGAGAAAGCACACCCCGGCTCTGACCTAAAGGCTCCCGTTAAGTCGGGCAACAATCCTCGTCGTGCTGCGTTCCTCGCGCGTATGGGCGGAATGCCCGGACCCGAGCGCAAACCCAACGGTGAGCCGACAAGACTCCTCCTCTCCCTTCAGGCATGGGGGGCATCCAGCAAGGCAGACGCAAAGAAGAAAGCTGCCGCTATTCGCAAAGCAAATGAAGGCAAGAAGAATGGCTGAAAAGAAAAAGAAGACCACAGTAAAAGTGGTTGACAAGTTGTCAAGAACATCTATGACTTCAAAGCAACGGGCTAACACTGGTGCTGAGAAAGGTGTCTTGGCACACACCGGAATCCGTAGAGTTCGTCCGCTAAAGAAGAAGGAAAACTAATGGCTACAAAGAAAGCTCCGTTGGGCGAAGGTTCTCGCTTCAAGAAAATTGAAGCAAAAGCTAGGAAGTCTGGGGCAAAGAACCCCGCTGCGGTTGCAGCATCTGCCGGTATTAAGAAGTACGGAGTTAAGAAAATGGAGCAGATGGCTCAGAAAGGTAAAAAGAAATAATGGCAATGTGTAAGTGCGGCAAATGCGCCGCTTGTAAAGCTCGTGCAAAGAAAGACGCACCTAAAGGAAAAAACGCAAAGCTTGCCTCAATGTACGGCGACAAGAACAAAATAACCCGTGGCGATGTTATCACTGCTGCGCGAATGAAGAAGGGCAAGTAATGGCTACTGCAAAGAAACGTCCTGACGAACATGGTAAGTACACCGAGAAGCAAGACAAGACCAAAGACGCTCGTATGACCAAGGGTCTTACTCCGGCTGAAAAGCGTGAGTTCGAAAAGAAAGACAAGGCTCACGGCGCAAAGAAGAAGCCGAAGACCATGGAAGAAGATAAGAAGATTGACGCCAAAATCATCAAGAGTATCAAAGCAAAACGCAAATAATACCTAACAAAGTATAGCCCTCCTAGTGAGGGCTATTTCTTTATCCTAGAAGTGTAGGTATCCGTGCGGAGCCTACCCGGTTCGCCGGTTTTGCGCCTCTTTAGGGGATTTTGCGGAATGAATGCTGTATCAGTACTTGCCATGCCTACGTCGCATGCGCCCATTCCGCTTGAGGTGACCCAATGAGTATCGCAAAGTTTATCCACAATCTTAAGCACCAGACTGCTCAGGAACTGACGTCTGAGTTGCGCAACCGCGCTTTGTCAAGTGGCTGGGACAAAGATGTTGTCAACAACATTCGCGTCGAGTACAAAGACCAGAAGATGGGCGTACACGTTCACCCCGATTACGCCGAGCAAGCTTTCAAGCATGAGTTTGGGCACGGGGATAACCGACCTACTGCTGTCATTCGCAAGTTGAACAATGACCGCGAGGCATCCAGACGAGTTGTTAGTCGCGCACTTCGGGGAGGAAAGAAATGACATTCCTTCTTTCTGAGGACAAAGCGTTGCGTGAAAAACTTCAAGGCATGACGGTTGAAGACCAAAAGTCCAACGGGGAAGTTGCCACACGAACTGTGGGCGTATGGTACGGACAACCGGACCAAGAAATCCGTAACCAGTCTTATCCATACATCACGATTGACATGATTGATGTTCAGCGGGATACATCTCGGGAACACCGAGGACTGACGTCTGCTTCGTACATTCCTCACACACCGTCTTCCCCATCTGTAGTTGGGTTTATTACCAATCTTCCTATCCCGGTAAGCATTGATTATCAAATTACTAGCTATGCTCGTCACCCCCGTCATGACCGAGCAATTGTTGCTCAGTTGCTCACGACTAAGTTCCCCCTCAGATTTGGCTACCTTGAAACGGATGATGAACCTATCCGCCGATTGGATGTCATGGATGTCACAAAGCGTGACGTCACCGAACAAGCAAAACGCTTGTACGTAAATGCAATAACAGTACGGGTCTCCTCGGAGGTCGTGCAAGGAAAACTAACAGAACTTTACGAAGTTCTATCGGTCAAAATCAATACCCCACCTTTGGTTGTGGAACAGGGAGGGCGTCCAAGCGACCCCTACTTTACTCCAGTTCCAAACTTTACTATTACGCAATAATTCGTTCCCCCCAGAATAAAAATCTAACCTAAGGAGAAATGATGGCTTACGGTCGTCCCGGCGTTTATGTATCAGAACGCCTTCTTCCTGCGCCCATTACTGCGGCTGGTGGAACCGAGGCTATCGGTTGCGCTGTCGGACAATTTGCGCAGGGTCCAGTTACCCCGGTTCTCGTGAACTCGTGGTATCAATTTACCCAAGTATTTGGTGGGTACAATGCCGCTTACCCCGCTACGTTTGGCGTTGGACTGTTCTTTAAGAGCGGTGGCTCGCAACTTTATGTTCAGCGGGTACTAAACAGTAACGCTGTAAAAGCAACGGTTTCTATTCCGGCAAGCACCAGCACACAGCAAACTCCGGTAAACCTTGGAACTATCACTGCTCTTGACCCCGGAACTGCTGGCAATGACCTCCGCGTTGTATTCACGTCGTCAAACCAAGGTGACAACTATTACAACATGCTTGTTTACAAGGAAACTATCTCTGGTTCTACTACCAGTTCAAATATTACGGATGACGTCCTTGTTGAGCAGTTTAATAACGTTGTGTTCAATGATGTGAACTCTGGAGACTACATTGTTACTGCGGTAAACCTTCAGTCACAATATGTTTCAGTAGCCATTACTGACACGACGCACCTTTTGCACCCCACGGCGCAAGACCCCACGAGTAGTACCCCCACGGTTCTTGTTCTTTCCACAGGAGCTAACGGTACAACTCCGGTTGCTGCTGACTATGTTTCGTCGCTTGCAAACCTCAATACCATTGAGACCCCCCTTGTTATTTTTGCTCCGGAATTGTTCCGAAGCATTGCCTCGGGGTATAACACGGTCCACGACGGTCTTACCGCTTGGGCAGAGGCTCACAATGGATTTGCCGTTTTGGAGACTGCACCGGACTTAGCTGTCGGTACCAGCTCTACCTCTGGAACCGCACTGGCTTATGCAGAAGGATTGCAGAACTCCAGCTACGCCGCTGTTTACTACCCGAACGTTTTCATTGCTGACCCGTTGGGGCGTAATGCTGGTTCGATTCGTAAATGCGGTCCTGCTGGTGCTGTTGCTGGTCTTTACTTGTCAACTGACCGAGACTTTGGTCCGTTCAAGTCTCCTGCTGGTCTTCGTGCCGAGCTTGGTGGAGTTGTTACGACGGAACGTCGTCTCAGCGATAACGACCTTGACTTGCTAAACTCTGCTTCCTCTCCAATTAACGCAATCCGCGATATTCCGGGTGCGGGAGTTGTGGTCATGGGTGCTCGCACCCTGAAGCAGGATGGTACGGCTAACCGATACGTTTCGATGCGTCGTTCGCTCATCTACTTGAAGCAAAGCCTTAAAGAGATTACGCGTTTTGCGTTGTTTGAAAACAACGACGAGCGTCTCTGGTCGCAGATTCGTACGGCAATCTCGGTGTTCTTGAACACGTACAGCAACAACGGCGGTCTTGCAGGTACGACTCCGGACGAGGCTTACTACGTCAAGTGTGACTCTGAGAACAACCCGTTCGAAACCATCGCCAATGGCGAGGTACACATTGAGGTCGGTGTCTCGCTTGAGTACCCGGCTGAATTCGTAGTCATCACGCTCAGCCAAAAGACTGCAAACTAACCGAAGGAGATAACAGATAATGCCAACCATTATCAACAACCGGTCTAATCTTACGACCGACCCGATTAGGAACTTTCGGTTCCTAGTCTTGTTCAAGCCGTTTGACCCTACGGTGCTTGACTTCCGCATGGGAGGCAACGCGCTTGGGTTCACCTCTGTTACGGGTCTCGGTGTCACCACCGACAGCATCCCGTACCGTGAGGGTGGCTATAACACCACTGTTCACCAGATTCCGGGTCAGACCACGTTCTCTCCGGTTCAGTTCCAGCGCGGAGTCACTCTTGGCACCACGCAGAACTGGGATTGGATGCGTCGCCTGTTCCGCACGGTTCAGTCTTCAGGAAGCAGTGGTACTCTGTCGGACTTCCGTTGTGACATTGAGATTCAGGTTCTTAGCCACCCTATTGCTGGTGCTAACCCTGCTGACCCAACACAAACAACGAATGCCGACCACGTTGCAATGCGGTTCAACATTTACAATGCGTGGGTTACCTCCGTGGCGTACTCTGACTTGAACGCAGGTGACAATGCTCTGTTCGTTGAGCAGATGAACATTGTTCACGAAGGCTTCGATGTCAACTGGGCACCGTCGCTGACTGAAAGCGCACCGAACTTCGATGCCGCTTCTACCACAGCCGGTACCAAGGCTGCTACTGCCAAGGCAAAGAAGACTCTTCGCCCGCAGGTCATTCGGTAAATAACTAACACAGGAGTATAACTATGGAATCCAACACGATTAACGCCAGTGCCAACCCCGGTTTGGCAAACGAGCTTATTACCAAAGCTCTGGCAGACGTAGAAGAAATCGAAACATCAACTGAAGTACCTGTAATCCTTCCTTCGGATACTTTGGTTGACCTCCCCGCTGGGTATATCACGCCTGACGGGGGGGTCGCCAAAACCGCCGAAGTACGTGAACTTACAGGAAAAGATGAGGAAGCAATTTCTCGGGCAACGACTCTGGGAAGGATGTTCAACATCATCCTTAGTCGTGGAGTCGTATCTGTAGGGGGAGTTCCTGTTACAGAAAAGATGCTGGACGAGATGTTTGCGGGAGACCGTGATGCATTGTTGTTGGGCATCTATCGGGCTACGTTCGGAAACCCTTCCGAGATGAAGGCATACTGCGGTGGCTGTGAAGACCTCAAGGATGTACTTGTGGATTTGAACACAGACATCAAAGTTAAACCTTTGATTGACCCAATTGAGGAACGAGCATTCACCGTAGAAGGAGCCAATCACGAGTACACCGTGATTCTTCCTACAGGAGTTGTTCAGCGAGAATTGAACAATGCTATGGAAAAGACAATTCCAGAGCTAACCTCGATTCTTCTTGAGAACACAGTTACCGCTATTGACGGAAACCCTGTGTACAACAAAGTTCAGACTCAGAACATCGGCATCAAGGACCGCAGAGCGATTAGTGAAGCTATTGCAGAACGCGCACCCGGTCCCAAGTTCGAAGACATCACAGTTACTTGCCCCGACTGTGAGTCTGAGGTGGTGGTGCCGATTAATCTCGGCGCTTTGTTTCAATTCTAATCTTTCTAACTACGGAGTCCTCTTGACCGAATGGATTGCCTTGACTAGGGCATTCACTGGGTGGACTCTGTCTGAAATACGCGACCTCTCATACCGAGAGCGAAAGAACTGGCTAGAAGTTGCCAATAGCTATGGACAGGTAGGTGCCTAATGAGTGACGGCAATGAACTCGATGAGACCCTACAAGAATTAAAGGCTTTTGAATCTGGGGTTAAATCTGCTACCGGTGCTCTTGATGGATTTGCAAAATCTGCCAAGGGTGCTAGTGGTGGCACTTTTACTGGTTCAGGAGCCGTGGATTCTGGTCGCAATGGTCTTGCTGACTTCACTATTGCGCCTAGAGGGGACGGTTCAGGTCCGGGCATGAACATGCCCAGTATTGGCAAACGACTGGGTCTTGGAACATTTGGAGTTCTTGCAAGCGCCATTCCTACCGGAATTGACGCCATGTACAAGGGAATGCCCGATGTACAGCAGACAATTGACCGAGCTACGCACTACTACAACGCGGGTATTTACGGCGGAATGGCTGGCGGCAGCAGTCGGATGCAAGCCGCCACCTTTAGTGCCATGCGAGGCGGGATTACGTCACTGGGTAGCGATGCTCGGGTGGCGGAGTACCTTCAAAGCCGAGGCATGACCCAATCCAAGAGTAACTATCTTGGGACTGTCTCTGCCGTAAGTAACGCGGCTAAGTACCTGAACATGAGCAACGAGCGTTCTGCCGTAGCTCTTGAAGGCTTGACTAGCGGTAAAACGTCTAGTGACCTTCTTCGTAACCTTGGCATCTACACCTCAGACCCTCGAAGCGGTCAGGCAAAAAGTCAGAGCCAAATATTTGGTGAGATTGCAAACCGATTAACTGCTGGGCAATCTATGGCTACAGTAGACCAAGTTAATGAATCGTTTCGTCGAGGTAAGCTCGGAGCTTCATTGTCTGGTCTTGGGCTTAGCGAAGACCAGCAAAACATGATGCATATGTACATGGTCGCTCGTGCTCAGGGTGTAAACCTTGACTTGACTAACCAGAAACAAATGGACGCGTTTGCAAAAAAGAACGGTCTTAACCCAGCGTCTACCGGATATCAAAGCCTTACTTACGACACCAAGGCAATGAATGACGCTCAGCAAAACTACATTAAAGCAACTAAAGATGCTTTGCCTATAATTAAAGCTTTGAGTGATGCAGCGGGGGCAGCAGCATCCACTCTTCCGGGATACACCAAAGCATTTAGTGCAGCAATTCAAGGAAGCACCGCTGGAGCTGCGGCTTTCCAAGCTGCTGAAAGCATGGTTACCACCGCTTTGACCGCTTTGGCTGGTGGACTGGGGAGCCTGTTTGGTGGCATGGGCGTAGGTGGCGTAGGCGGTGGAGGCGGTGGAGGCGGTGGAGGCGGCGGTAAACCTGCTGGAAAATTTGGCAAGTTCATGAGTGTCGCTGGAAAAGTTGGCGGTGCCGCAGGAATTGTCGGAGGTGCGGCAAGCGC